ACCTTAAGGGCCAGCCCTAAAACGAACCCAGCAGGACCAAGTAATCCCAGAGCTACTTTAGTAAAATTAGGATTTTCTTTTGCGGCCTTGGCTAATGACGATACTGCTTGTGACAGTGATTGGCCAATTGATCCAGCGGCAGGAGTGGCGTTTTGTCCAGTGCCGGCCACTGTTCCACCAGCGGCACCTCCAAACATAGCTGCCTTGTCTGCGGAGGTGATTCCGCTACCTAATGTAGTATTTTCGCCACCAACAGTAACCGGTTTTCCATCTCCACTAAGCACAGGGGATCCATCGGCGGTGCGTAATATACCGCCATACCCCACAGAGATTGGAGATCCCCCGGATCTTGTTATCTCTTGATTTACTGCTGCGATGGCTTGAGCCGGGCTCACACTACTAAGAGCAGCTACCGCGGTTGTGACTGCACTTTGGACAGCAGAGTCTGATATTCTAGATGTAGAAGCACCGGCACTTGGAAAATTTGGTGTTGGTATTTTTGGATTTCCGATCACTGCTGTTGTGGCTTGATTCAAATTCTGTCTGTTGACCGTGTTTACATATCCCTTGGCTATCACAACTCCTAAAGAAAGAGCTCCAATCCCCACAGCTATGTTTTGATTCTTAACTCCAAATGTGCTACCATAAGTTGATGAATTTACAAAATTACTAATCTGAGTGGTTATATTGGCCGGAGCATTGTTGTTCAACCACTGAGTAGTTGGCTCTACACCATATTTGGTTGCTGCATTTACCAGAGGACCCACTGACTCTGCTGATTCGTTACCATTAAGTGTTCCATTCTGTTTGAGTTGTTCATAACTATTGCTCATGAGATTTTGTTGTGTGGATGTCTGTAGATTTACATCATCAAGTATGGTTTGTATATCTGTGGCTCCTTGTTTTCCTGTCCAGCTGGTAGGACTACTGAGGATGCTAACAGCGTTGGCTGGATCTTGTTTTACCTGATCAGCAATGCCTGGTTTGATCAACCCTGCTGTCTGTAACTGTTCCGCTGTGAGGCCATAGGTGCCTAACCCATTGGTAGCAGTTATCACATTGGCAGATTGATTGACCACGGCCGCTGTGGTAGCTACCAGTCCTTGAACCTGTGCTGTAGATACGCTGCCCACAGTCTGAGAACTAACGCCAGTGTTAAGGAACTCACTCACAGTGATAGCAGTCTGTGGAGGCACACCAACTTGATTGGGTAGCTTGATATTATTTCCGATCTGTGCAGCAAGTGACACTGCTGCTGGGCTGATCTGTGACGCTGCGGTTGTCAATCCGCCTTCGGTCTGTGTCACAGCATTGACCAATCCGCCTACAGGAACTCCTATCAATCCACCTGTTCTCAATTGTTGATTGAATACCGCCAAGGCAGTATCGTAGCTAGTTCCAGCCGGGGCTTGCACTTCAAACGCCGCGCCCGCTGAGTTAGTGAATTTCCAAATGCTTGACTTGTTAACGCTCATGCTGTTCTAATTATGCTAAAACCGTCAGGTACAGGTACGTCAGCCGGTGCCGGCCCTGGCTGGCCTTCGGTGAAATCAACTCTGTTAGGAACTCCTTGATTGTGATATGGATATGGCTCGTGTGTGGGTGCTCGAGTCACTATGCTTTCTAATCCCTGTTCTTTCACTTGCCAACCAGTGCTGTTGTTGAATGTGGTATCCGGCATCTTGGTTGTGGGATATAATCGTGGCTTGGGCACCGTGGCACCTGCTCGCCCATTCAAGTCTATCCTGCCTGCATTCAATCTCAATGCACTGCCGCTGTTCCACGATCCTGACACGCTGGAGATCGCTATGGTGCCATCACTGAGAACCCCTAAGGCTCTTTCGCTGTATATCCTCATTGATCCTTCGGTGGCTATGTCGAGTGTTGTCACTGCTCCAATGTGTGTGGCAGCATTTGATTTCATGTTGATGTTGCGCCCGGCAAACATATTGATATCTTTGTCGGCATGCAAGTTAATTGTGCCCTCAGTTCTTACATTTACTGAATTAGTAGAATAAACGTCAACTGTGCCCTCGGCACCTAGTTCTATCCAAGTTTGCCCATTGGCATGCCCGATATAGAAAAAGTTTTCGCTATCGTTCATCATGATCTGATGACCCTTGCTTGTTCTCAATCGGAACAATGCATTTTTGTTTTCTAGATCGCCGTCATCCATGACCAGAGTATGTCCGCCGTAACGTCCAATCACAGTAACTTGGTCTGGGCGTAGTGTGCCTGAATTTAGTCGTTGGCGTATGGTCTTGGGATCTAAGCCGCCTTCATAGATGGGTTGTCCAGGAGTAGAAACACCATACACGGTGCTAGGACTTTCACGCTGTGCATTTGAGATGATAGGACCACGTTCTGTATCACGATCCAATCCTTGCTGGAAAAAGATAGCTGCTTGATAACTGTGTACAGGTTTAGGCTGATCATAGAATCTTTGATTTTCATCTAGATCTTTGTTGTCGGTGTTGATTTCTGTAACAGGTAGTTGTGGAGTATTATTGAAATATTCCGCTTGTGTTTTATTTTGTGTGACATATTGACTTTGTTTGGATGCACCTATAGCAGGTAGCATATGATTCAAGTTGTCATCAATTATACAACCTAGATAATATCCTTGGCTAGGATCACCTTCTACAAAGAAACATATCACTCTGGTTCCAATGTCCGGAGGAGTAAACCACATGCCATAGCTCTGTTGATTTCCTGGATAGCCGCCAAATCCTGCTGTAGTTCCTGATTTTTGTGTCGCGCCATAAAACGGTGGTAGGTAATTGACCCAGCGAAGCCCTTGTTTGTCATCGGAACCGGAACTAAATTGTTCTATGCGAACTTGTAATCTACCGGCTCTGGTAGGGTCTACTGTGTTAGTGATCACGCCAATGAATGGCCCCATCTCTGCAGGGGTACCGCCACGTGTGAACTTTTCATTAACCCGTTGTCCAGATAGTTGTTGATTATTTTCTGCCATTGTTTATGATTCCTGTTTATGCCCAGCCCTGATCGTCGTCTACTATTCCTTGTTGCGGCAAAGGTCCGGCGTCTGCTACTAAGAATCCCGGTTGTTCTAGATTATATGATTCGTAGCTGTATCCGCCTACTCCATTTTCACCTGGTTTGACTGCCAATGTAGGTGGCGCTTCTAACCCGCCAAATTCGTCGGTCTGCCCCACAACAGCTACCAATGACTCCGGTGGAATAGCCGGCCGCGGTGTGGGGGTAGCGATAGATGTGATGGAGTCTTGCAACCAATTGCCCGCGGCCTTTGCATAACCGTTCACTGTGTCGTTGAGTTTTTGCTCGTATGGTCTGAGAAAGTTTGATCCAATATTGGTAAGCGTGTTTGTTGCATAATTTTTAAGACTGTTGACTCCTGCTTGCACTGGATTTGAAGAACTCACAATGCTAGGTATCAGCCCGGCGTCAAATAGTCTAGAGGTGGTGCTGTTTGATCTCACCGCAACGGTGTTGACCAGTGCTGTTGCAGCAGTAGGATCTGTATCTCTGCCTGTGTCGATTTTGTTGTTGGCTTCAAAAAGCACTCGATCTTCTGGTGTTATTCCGCTGGTAGTCACAGTAGTAGTGGGAGCAACATCCCCGGGGGCTAGATTTAATGCAACTCCTTCAAGTTCTTGCGTGAATTTACCTTGATTAAATCTACTGCGAGTTTTAAAACAAATGTAGGTCACGGACTCTTGAGCCAGGCCAGGCTGCTGATCAACAAAATTAGATCGGAAATTATTCAATCCCACATCCATAAGGCCAGTATCAAGATTATAGTCTACAGGACGATTCCATGCAAATGTGAAGTACGGAACACTGGCCACAGCATTGATACTACCATCTGGGTTAAAAGGATCAGCATATACAGATTGTAATCCTAGCAGCACATTTTTGATTGATTCAGCAGATGGCAGCCAAGCAGGATCTCCTAGTATATCTAGTTTGATCTTGAGAGAATCTGTTGTATACAAAATGTCAGCAGCATTGGCCGAAGGTTCAAATGTTTTGTTTGATCCACCTTGGCGACTTTGATTACTGGCCTCCATATACTGTTTTTTAGCCACGTATAAATTGCTATTGTAATTTGGTTGTTGTCGAGTTCCTACTCCTGTTATGGCTTGTGTCCATTGATTATTAAAACTCTGACTAAAATTTTGTATAGAGTTGTTTTGCCCGGTGAACCAATAGTTGTAGATTTTGTGTGCGCCGCGAAACTTACCCGGAGCAAAATACTCGCTTGTTACCGGAGTTTGATATGGCACAATAGTATAAGTCATTCTATACGAAAAATCATTACGTTTGGTATCGTATTTCAGAGGTTCAGCTGTGCATAGTATATTGAACCAGGCAAATACTTGTGCGGCTCTTGTGGGTGATGGTTCCCAGAGTCCTTTTTTGTCGTTCCATATTATCAACTGTTGTCCAGTGAGATATGTACTACTACGAACCACCTGGTCGATGAATTGTATGATCTGTTGACCTGCTGTGGCGCCTTTTGTGCGAAGAGTAAGTGGAGCACTTTGCCTATCGGGATCTTTTTTTGCGGTAGCAGAGTTTGTGCCAGACGCACCAGTAAATGCCTTGTCTTTAGGACCTGGCGGGAGCATGCTGGCATTTGCTATGATTGGATCAGCAAATTTAATCACATACTCATCCGGAAGAGCTCCGGTTAGTCTGGCTTGATTCTGAGACCAAGCTGTTAATGCTGCGGCTAGCCCTGTTCCAATAGACGATGTAGTGGTCTTAGTAGCCGCCACAGCATTCTGCGGAGCAGTGGCGACTGTGCCTGACGCTGTGGCGCTAACTCGCGGAGCCACGGATGGGTTGTTAGCGCCTGATCCATATCCATATGCCGGAATAGTTGCCATGGGTTATCCTCTTCCAAACACAGTATCAGTAAGTGGTCTGCTGTTATCCGCCACTGTCACAGTTTGCTGTTGGATACTGCCCGTCAACATCTCTTGTACTGTGGCACCATTAAATGTAAAATTGCCAGGAATGGTTCCTCTATTGCTGCTGGCATTGTGATTTTGTCCCGGTGATGCACATTTGATTTTATATTCAACCAGCTTGTTTGATACGGCAAAATCAACATTGATAATATTGAATGGTATTATTTTTTCTACGATTGAACTTTTATCAGTCACACCATCTCTAGGTCCAATGGGCAGGACAAGATTTCCATTGGCATCATACCCATAAAATCTAATTACCATACAATAATGTGCCGCTGAGTAGTTGATCACAGCATCCGGGTTGACTACACCTTTGGCCACGTATAGATTACGTATTGCAGCATAAAGATTCCTTAACAACGTGATTCCGTTAGGCTCTGTCACGCTGAATCCTATTTCACTTATCACCGATGATCCTCGTGATCCAGGAGTGGCTGGGTAATTATAATCAACATAAAAATCGTCAAGATAGTAATCCAATGGAAAGTCTGGGTTGCGGCCCACTCCTATGTCAGGACCCTGATCGGTAGCAAACACATTCTGAACATTTGCGCCGCCACTCTGTGCCAAGAGATAATAACCATTGAGGCTGCGAGATGTCTGGGTGAATAGAGTTTTGTATGTGTCAGGATCCAATAGATACCAGCTGAGACTATAGGTGTAACTGGGGTATTGATCTAATATGTTTTCTTGTGCGACAATATTGTTTGTTCCATAAAGATTATCCAAGGCATTTTGTAACGGCGATCCCGGTTTCTGGGCACTGTCATCGCCGGGTGCCCCTATCCCTCCTGAGGTGCCGTTGTTGGTGATCTGAGTTGCAGCAGGTATTTGTGCGCCTGCCAAAGGACCACCGCGGGCAGGAGGGGCCGCTAATGGACCGTTTTGTAAAGGTGATGGGATGGCCTGAGTATTGCTTAATGTTCTTAGATTTGCATTGGTTCCAGCATCTACTGCGCCGTTTTCAGTAGTAGGAACTAGTGTGGCATTGCTGTCAGACGTGGTAGCACGATCTTTGATCCTGCCATCTGCTGCTATCTCTTTCTGTAGGCCCGGACCGGGTGCTTGTGGAAGAGCATCATCGCTTCTGGCTATTTGTCCTTCACGTGTGGTGTCGGCGGCGCTGGCAGTATTGCGCCGATCATTGAGATTCAACTGATTCAATGCTGCAATCAGTCTACTTTGCGTAGCTTGCAATACTGCTAATTCAGATCTGAGAGCAGCCAGTCTTGTTGCTTTCTCAGCAGCAGTGGTCACAGTAGAATTTTCTACAGATCTGATTTGCCTTAGGACCAGAGCGATTTGATCGTTAGTATCTGCAAGAGCCTGCTCAAGTCCTTGTTTTTCAGTCAATGCCATGATTAGAATCCTAATACACTACGCAGTGTGCTTATTTTGGGTAGATAGATTTGCACCCCGGCTTTGAAATCCAAAGGTGGGGCTGTGAGTGTGTTGGGATTGCGTTGATAGAACACCCACCATAACGCACTGTTGCTATACAAGTCCAGGGCCAACATGTCGGGTCTATATTCGTAGGTCTGTGTGATTGTCATCACCTGATCATCGGTCTGTTTGGGTATAGGACGATTGGTCATCACATCCAAGAAAAACTGACTGTATCCAGTGGTATAATATGCACTGGTGCTATCATAAATGGCCATTACCAGAATCCTCCTGCAATTAGTTGCCCATTGGCAAATCTCTTCAAGCTAAATTGTTGACTAACTTGACTGCGCGATTGCACAGGCAATAGTCTTATACTAAGATCAACGCTGGTAGGCACATACGTAGGGTTGTTCAATCCCAATGCAGGTGGTGATGGCAATGCCGTAGGAGAAGAATTTGATTGAGCACCTTTGTTGATGCCTTGTCCAGAAAATAAATCTGCCAATCTTTTGTAAGCACCCGAGATAGGATCTCCGGGCACAGCGTTTGGCCGTTGCCGTCTAGTTAGTAAGTCCATACCATTCACATTCAAACTACGTGCTCGTATATAGTCTACATTTTCTGGCATATCATAGGTAAAGTTACTGACCACACAAGGGTGATTCTGGAATTGGAATTGTCCAAATCCAGTTAAAAATACCAAGGGTGGTGGTGCACCACGTTGAGAATCCTGCCCATAAAACATACGTGTGACTGAACGGAAGAAATGTATAACTGCCAGCAGATATTGTGCTTCCATGGTGTCTTGTGCTGTGAATTTAGCATTGATTGAAATTTCTCCCACGTTGCTGCTTTGATAGAAATAGTTCATATAATTTGAATGAGTGAGCTCTGCACGTGAATAATTGGCACTATAGCTGGTAGTGATCTTAGGAGTATACGGAAATATCACTCCGCTGCTTTGTTTCAATGGCCATAAGATACCATTGGTTCCATCGGCTTGCAAAGTAGGATCATTGTAAAGATAATCTGATCCGGGCGCCAAACTGATCCGCACCCGCCAATCACCATTGTTGGCCTCAAATTTGCGTTGTATTGCTATACTCTGTTGTCGTTGTGCTAATTGTGCTTTTGCCAATGTTTCGGCTGCTGCATTGGCCGCTGCGGCTTGCGCCGGGTCGGTAATTCCTGTTGGAACCACACGAGCAGAAGCTATACCATTGCCTATGTTATCGATTGTGATCGCTGTGCCGGTATCTGCTGCCACTGCCGCTGCATTAGCTACAGCCGTTCCTACTGTGCCTGCTGCGATATTGGCTGCTAAGTTGGCCAATGCTGCATCATTGGTAAACGGAACTGGTTCTGCATTACCAGTTCCGCCGCCGCCGGCAAATGTGACTCCTGTTTGTCCATCACCACCACCACCGCCACCGCCGGTTAGATCAACTGATGTAGCGATTGGAGTAGCACCAAAGGCAGACGCTGTGCTATTAGCTGCTCTGTCGACCACATTGTTAGCTACTGCGGCAAGAGGCCCGGGCAATGATTTTGCCACCGTTGATTTTACAGCGCCGGTTACTGCTCCAACTGCTTGTCCTATTGCTTGTTGTTTTGCTTGAGCTATAAGTTTAGGTAGTTCGGCTTTAAACTGTGTAGTGAGCCCGCTCACCGCATTGGCACCAGCGGCCTTGATCTGGTCTGCTGCCAATGCAGCCCGACCAGTGATCTGATCTACTATGCCGGGTTGTGAGACTGGAAGTCCAGCTTCATTAAATCTATCCAATCGGGCAGTCTCGGCAGCCGTGGCATCGATATCAACTGAAGCTGCGGCATCAGTCGCGTTCAGGACTTCTCGGGTATCGTTGTCATATGCAAACCCGCCATCAACGGAGGCCGCAGTCTCAGCATTGATCAGCTCTTCGCGAACACCGTAGTCATATGCAAACCCACCATCAACGGAGGCTGCGGCATCAACATTGATCAATTCCTCGCGGAAACCGTAGTCCGACACAAATTCGCTATCAACACTGCCACCTTCAAACAATGCAGCTTGAGTGTCCGATCCAAAAAATGATTGTTCGTAACCAACATCATACCACCCGCCGGCTGAGTCAATCACGCCATCGGCACCGGGTATAATTGATCCCATGAATCCGTCCGGGCCTTGAGCAAAATCAAAAGCATTGGCATCTGTGATACCAGCTTCAAATGCTGCCGATGCTGAATCAAGACCGGTGAGTTCAGCCGCGTTAAACGCAGTTGCTATATCGCCGACTGATTCTTGGGCAGCGGATGCAAGTATATCAAATGGCATGTTCTACCTCCGCTGGACTGATTGATTCTGGAAACTTTAGTCCAGTGCCACGCAGATTATGTAAACAACATAGCACCACATCATCAGTGAGCGCCATGAATTCGTGACGGCTGCCTGCAGGAATCGTGATGATTGCAGGAGCATGAAATTCTGTTGGTTCTGTATCATCTTGCCAAACACGCACAGATCCACTGGATACTAATGTGATGTGATCGTGAACATGAACATGTTGACCGATCACAGTGCTGGCTTTTTTAACCGAGTAGGCACGAACCCAGATGTCATCCACCTCGGCAAACTCAATGTAGTCTAATTTTAATTTTGTAGAGCCCATGTGTTTATTTACCCAAAAAATAATCTGCCCAGTTTATAAACCATTGACAAACACCAAAAGTGTGTTATAATAAATAACATTTTAAGGATACTGCCGGATGGCCACCATCGCTAGAGCAACACCAAAAACCAATTATCTCAACAACAGAGATATCCTCAAGGAAATACACCTCAGCAAGAAAAACTATTGTGCCTATATCAATCCTGATCTAGACCACCAATACGACATCATCTTGCCCAGTGTAAGCAAGATCAACCAGAAAACCACAGCAGAAGCACGTAGAAATCGTGCAGATCGCATCAAACGTGAAACTGGTGAGATCATAGATCCTAAGAAAATCCCCAACACAGACATAGTTTTCCGTATCATGACCTGGGAACACATACCCATGGCACCTAAAAAGATCACCAAAGCTGCTGCTAAAAAGCGCAAGTTAGAAGAACTATTAGAACTAGAAGATCCAGTAGAAGAAGATCCATTAGCAGGATTGATCGACGAAGTGATCCTGGACCCAACACACATGCGAGTGAACTTTCCTCCGTTCTTTCACTATCGTGTGGATGACAAAAAAGAACCATTCTTAGTGGGTAAAAGTCATTGGCGTGGTGATCTTGTAACCGGGGAGTTCTCAAAAGATCACGGCGAGATGACTCGCACCTTGGCCAAGATGTTTATGAAGCTATGCGAACGATATGCCACACGATCCAACTGGCGTGGATACACTTACAATGAAGAGATGCGTGGACAGGCTCTATTACAGTTGAGCCAGATTGGATTGCAGTTTGATGAATCAAAATCACAGAACCCATTTGCGTATTACACCGCTGCTATCACTAACTCATTTACTAGAATCTTGAACATTGAAAAGAAGATGCAGAACATCCGTGATGACATCTTGGAGATGAACGGACTCAATCCATCATGGACTAGACAGAATTCCGGCAAACATTCAATGGAAGCCATGTCCGGACCGGTTGTAAGCACATTGGATGAGTAGTATAATCAAAGGATGACTAATCTATTCCGAAAAGCCGCGATCTTCACTGACATCCACTTTGGCCTAAAGTCAAACAGTGTCACTCACAATGAGGATTGTCTAAATTTTGTAAAGTGGGCAACTGCCAAGGCCAAAGAAGAGGGTTGCGAGACCTGCATGTTCTTAGGTGACTGGCACAACAATCGAGCCAGTCTCAACATCGTCACACTGAACTACAGCCTTAGGGCGCTGGAGCACATGAATGCCAACTTTGATCGAGTATATTTTATTCCTGGAAATCACGATCTATATTATAGGGACAAGCGTGATATTCAAAGTGTTGAATGGGCACGCCACCTCCCCAATGTTGAAATTTGCAACGATTGGTTTTCCAGTGGTGATGTGGTCATTGCTCCTTGGCTGGTTGGTGACGATTACAAGCGTATCTCTCGGTTAAAAGCCAAATACATGTTTGGGCACTTTGAACTGCCCGGCTACTTGATGAACGCCATGGTAGAGATGCCGGATCATGGAGAAGTACGCAGAGAAGACTTCAACAATTTTGAACATGTATTCACCGGACACTTCCACAAACGCCAGACCAAGAAGAATATCACGTACATTGGCAATGCGTTTCCACACAATTACGCAGATGCAGGAGATGATGCTCGTGGTCTTACTATCCTTGAGTGGGGTAAAGATCCTGTGTATCATGCTTGGCCCGATCAACCCAGATATCGTGTGTTAGGACTAGCCAACATCATTGACAATGCAGCCTCATTGCTTGCACCCAGGATGCATGTGCGTGTTAACTTGGACATTGAGATTTCGTACGAAGAAGCCAACTTTATCAAAGAAACATACATCAAGGATTACAATCTCCGAGAGATGGCCTTGATACCCAACAAGAACTCGTCGGTGGACACAGACATGGCTCCTGGTGAGATCAAATTTGAATCAGTAGATCAGATTGTGACAGATCAGATCACCAACATCGAATCGGAATTCTACGACAACAAGTTACTGCTAAAAATCTATCAAAATTTATAGTATGACTGATTATGTACTGTTAGGATTGCCAGGATTATATCAAAACTGGCTATTATCTGCATTGGATACACATTCAAAATTTGAGTTAGATTTTGAAAATAATTTTTGTTGTAATCAGAGCAGAATACACTGGATTGCAAAAATTGACGAGTTGCTTGATCCCACACTCTCTGACTGTACTGTGATAAACACTTATGTAAGCAATGAAAATTTTGTTTGGTTTCTGTATAACTTTTTAGAAAAAACCGACGGAGTGGGCCTACAAGTTGATCACCTGGTAGAAGATTTAAAAAACAAAGCCCATGGTGCCAGAGCATTTGATTCCATGCGTAAACACTGGGTAGATTCATACAATATTGATAATCACCCTGACCCAGAATATCGTACTAACTCGATCATTGAATATTTTTATTTTTTACTACTAGACACACAAAACGCTTTTAAACATCAGGTTGGATTCACAGATCCGAGATTTGTAAACATCGAATATTGCGATTTTGAAGATAAAAACTTGCTTGAAAATAAATTATCTCATCTAGAAATATTTGATCAGGATCACTTTAATCACATGTATGATTTACTGTACCACCGTAATAGCCAATATCTAACCAGGAGACAGAATTTTGTTAACAAGATTCGATCAAACAACAAACAGTTTGACATATTAGAAGTTGCCTACATCGGAATGTTAATCACTGATCAAGATCCAATTGATTGGTTTAATTCCCAACTACGAGAAAACACAATCAACAATCGGTGGTTGGATATTTGTAATCATGCAGATAATTTGTTATAATCAACTCATATGATCCATCTACGCGACCTTACGGTAAAAAACTTCATGAGCGTGGGCAATACCACGCAGGCCATTGACTTTGATCGGAGTGATCTCACACTAGTGCTGGGTGAAAACTTAGACATGGGTGGCGATGGATCTCGCAATGGCACAGGAAAGACCACAATCATCAATGCACTGAGTTATGCATTGTACGGCCAAGCACTATCAAACATCCGCAAAGACAATCTTGTGAACAAGACCAATGCCAAACACATGCTGGTCAGTCTAGACTTCAGTGTGGGTGGGCAAAACTATCGAATTGAGCGAGGGCGCAAACCTAACGTTCTCAAATTCTATGTCAACGACGAACATCAAGCAGCACAAGACGAAGCACAAGGTGATTCAAGAGAAACTCAAGAAGCCATTGAGCGTGTGTTAGGTATGAGCCATGACATGTTCCAACACATTGTGGCACTAAACACATACACACCGCCGTTTTTGAGTCTCAAAGCCAACGAACAGCGCACCATCATTGAACAACTGCTGGGTATTACACTATTGAGTGAGCGTGCCGATCGCATCAAAGAACTCAATAGACAAACCAAAGATTCCATCCAATCTGAAGAACTGCGTATCCGTGCTGTTCAAGAAGCCAACAAGCGAATCGAAGAACAGATCCAAAGTCTAGAGAAACGCAGAACCTTGTGGCTACGCAAACAAACAGAAGATACAGAAGGTCTGGCACAAGGTATTGCCGATCTTGAACACATTGATATTGTCGCAGAGGTGCAAGCACACAGAGATCTCGAATCATATCATGTTCGCAAGAAATCCATTGACGAAGCCAATCGTTGGATCCGGCAGATTGATGCCGATGATGCAAAACTGTTAAAACAAAAAGCCCAGATTGATAAAGATCTCAATCAGATCGCCAGCCACAAGTGTTTTGCTTGCGGCACAGAGATACACGACAACAGTCTTGATACTGTGAAAGCACAGCGTGAGAAGACTCTACAAGAACTTGCTTTGCAACTGCTGACCAACGACACACAACGACTGGAACATCAGGATCGATTGAAAGAACTTGGTAATTTGGGCACAGCACCTACTGTGTTCTATGATAGTTTAGAACAGGCCCTGAATCACAAGAACACCGTGGATACATTAAACAAAGATCTCGTCACAAGATCTTCGGAATCAGATCCTTACAGCGAACAGATCACTGACATGCAAAATCAAGCCCTGCAGGTAGTTTCTTATGACACGCTAAACGAATACACTAGAGTGCAGGAACATCAAGAGTTCTTGTTGAAACTGCTCACCAGTAAAGACTCGTTTGTGCGTAAGAAGATCATTGACCAGAACTTGAGTTATCTCAACAGCAGACTCACACACTATCTTGATCGTATTGGATTGCCACACACAGTGAAGTTTCAAAACGATCTTACTGTGAGTATCGAAGAACTTGGTCGTGAACTGGACTTTGACAACTTATCGCGTGGAGAGCGCAATCGACTGATCCTCAGCATGAGTTGGGCATTCCGCGATGTGTGGGAGAGTCTATACCAACCCATCAACATCTTGTTCATTGACGAGATGATCGATTCTGGGCTAGACACACAAGGTGTGGAGAACGCCTTGGCATTGCTGAAGAAGATGAGCCGAGAACGACACAAGAGCATTTGGTTGGTCAGTCACAGGGATGAACTGACTAGCAGGGTAGAAAACATTCTCAAGGTCGTGAAAGAGAATGGGTTTACTAGCTACAGCACGGATATCGAACTTGCGTGATATAAAAGTCCTGCACATAGAGCCCACGGATGTATGCCAAGCGGCATGTCCGTTGTGTGATCGTGAAACTGATCCTGAATTTAACAAAAATCTTCAGCATCATCTTACTATGAGTCAAATCTCTGCTATAGTATCAGACCAGCAGATAAGAGATCTTGATAAGATGTTCATGTGCGGGCAGTATGGTGATCCTGCTGCCGGCAAATATACCATGGAAATATATCAGTATTTTAGATCAGTAAACCCTACGATCACATTGGGCATGAATACCAATGGTGCATTACAAAATCGATCTTGGTGGTATGATCTAGGAAAACTTTTCAATAAGTCGGAAGACTATGTGGTGTTCAGTATAGATGGGTTAGCCGATACCAACCATATCTATCGAAAGAATGTTGATTGGACAAAACTCATGAACAACATCAGAGGCTATATTTCGGCAGGTGGATCTGCACATTGGGATATGTTGGTATATGGGCACAACGAACATCAAGTTGATGAGTGTGAGCAACTAGCCCGAGATATCGGATTCACCTGGTTTCGAGCCAAGGTCAGCAAGCGTGGATTATTTGATTCGCAATTACAGCCAGCCACAGGATGGCAACCGCCTGTTGCTGCACAAGGACCAATCAATTGCTATGCACTGAATGAATCTAGTGCATACATAGATGCACAAGGACGTATGACACCTTGTTGCTGGCTTGCGGGTCGCAAATTTATATCCGAAGATCAATTCAACAATATACAACAAACTTGGAATACCAACACGCCAAATACCACTTGTAAGGCAACTTGTTCAGGCAGCACCACAACACCATTTACTAGCCAATGGCAACGAGAAAAATCATTAAACTCACATCAAACGGCATAACTATATGACTCAAGTAACAAAACTGCAACATGACATGGCTATATCAAAACACCCCAGTGGAGACATTGCCCGACTCATGTGTAGGATTCGTTTACTTGATCACAAATAATCTCACTGGACGCAAATACATAGGCAAAAAACTGGCAAAGTTCTCAAAAACAACTTACAAAGTAGTCAAACAAAAGAACGGCATCAAGAAGAAAAAACGCATACGAAGCAAAATTGATTCAGACTGGCAACAGTATTATGGATCCAGCGCAGAACTATCCGCAGACATCGAAAAACTAGGCACCGACAATTTCACCAGAGAGATACTTTTCTACTGTGCAAGCAAGAGTGAATGCTCATACATTGAGGCACGCGAGCAGTTCAGTAGACAGGTATTGGAATCACAAGATTATTACAATGGCCATATACAGGTAAGGGTACATGGCCGCCAAATCCTAAACAAAATTTAATCACGACTCTGTGTTGAGTGATATGACTCAACCCCATTGAGGAACGGTGCGATACCCGGTCCGGACTTGGGCGTCAAAGATAATTGCTAACTTAAGGCAACAAATGGTCGGGGCTCTGTGAAACAGATACAACCCCTGCTTATAGGACTTGGATCTACATCGGGTTACTAGGGTTCCGTTGATATGTGAAGCTTGAGTAGGGGGTACCGGTCAACCGCCTCCGCGTGGGTAACCACAATCTCATTACCGTAGATGACTGCTGTCACTCAGATGATGCGTTTTTCACCGTGCATACGGTGAATTATGACCACAGTATCTAGATGATACTAAGTCAAGAAACAAAATAACATTGATGAGCGCAGCGAATCAATAGACTTGCGTAGCAAGTCTTGAATGCTTAGAAGAAAGGCATGTTTGTTTTCTTGGTTGTTTCCAAGTTGTCTTTGATCAATTCATTGACTAATTCGCGTTCCTGTATGCCCAGAGCCATGGCTTGATCGTAAGTTAATCCACCTCGCATAAACCAACTTATCTTGATAGCCTCCTGACGGATAGTTTGGCAATCTTTCTCCATACGGTCAACCAAGTCATTGATCTCGTCGAGATCTAGAGTCAGGAGGCGTTGTCGAAAAAACTTGATAGATCTAACGTAAACGGCTGTGTGTATTCATGCTTGCACTCAGTACAAATGATACTCACTGGTTTGACTTCACTAGCAACTTTCAGTGCCACTGCATGATTTTTCAATTGATTGAATATTTTACTATCACAGTTTTTTAAGAAATCTGTGATGTATTCGTTTTCTGTTACCAATGCTGTTGGAGACTTTATTGCAGCAATACTGGCCGCTACTGTTTTTGTAGTTGCTTGATTGATAGCTTCCATGATTTTGGCCACTTGATCGGAGCGTTCAGTCTCGTCAGTAGTCTGCTCGTATGTTCGTATCATCTGCTGTTGTTCCATCTGCACCTGACCGTTTTGATTCACAGTTTGGAAGGTCATGGGTTGGAAATAAAATTCTAGATCTCCAATTATCACAGGAGTATTGTAGTCACCTACTGTTAGTAAATCGTTTACTTTGCGTAGATCCACTGTTAAATCTTCTAGATGTTCACAGCTAGGGCATTTGACGTTTATGTCCATATCATGTCCATAGCTGGCAATACGGATGCCTACTAACACAGCATCCATGTCGGCACTAGGCATTACCCAAGGATCACGTATGTTAGGAACACAGCTCTTGATAACCGAAACAGTGGCAGATCCGTTGAACAGCGCATCCGGTGTTCGATATGTGATCTCATCCACTGAGGTCATGGGCAGCACAGGCAATTCACCGTTGGGTGGCATGTTTAATGAGCCATTAGGATAGAATTTACCCTGGCTGGGCAGTCGGATGTAGATCGCTGGTTGGCGGAAATACTGGGTGAGTGGGTTGTTTGGTAGCATAAATTTCCTCGCTAAATATAATTATGACAAGAATTTTCCTGAATAAAATTAAGAGGATATACCATGGCTGAAACTGGCACAGTAAATCTAAGTCGTCAGAGTATACAAGATATAGCTCGAGCATTTGCTGACGAACTGCGTGGCGGTCGCCGCACAACCGGCGGGGCAGGTGGAACTACCGAGCCAACGGATCGTAGAATATCATCTGATTTGGTTGAAGGTCTTTTTAAAAACCTTGTTCCCGGTTTTGAGCGTAGCTTTAGTCAGATGGCCAATGGTGCCACAGGATTATCAAGTTTTAATAGTGCGATTGATGGCAGTGCAGATGCGTTAGAAACAATGACCGGAGGCCTGTCAAAACAAATGCCTCTGCTTGCTGCGAGCCTAGGAATAGCTACTACAGCACTTTCTTCATATGTTCAGCAAGTCAATGAACTTGCTGATGTTCAATATGATGCTTATGTAGAAATGTCCAAAGTAGGTAGTGCCGACCGGATTTCCGGACTTGGCGGTGTCATGGACATGTTCAACAAATTTGGTTACACGTCCAGTAGAGATTTTCCTAAACTAACTGCATATATCAACGAGAATGCCACGGCTTTTGCTGCGTTTGGTGGTACAGTTGAAACTGGCATGAAAGAAGTCGCCAATGTAACTGCCATCATGCACAAAACTGGCATGCAAGCCGAAATGATGCAGATGGGCATAAACCCTGATGAGATGAACAAGCGATTTGCAATGTTGCTCAAGAACGTGCAAATGGCAGGCGGCAGCATAGAAACCCTGGGTAAAACTGAAAAAGACCGAGCACAATCTGTAAGAGAATTTATCAAACAACAAGATATTGTTACTAGACTCACTGGGCTTTCTGCCGAACAACAGCAAAAAGCTCTGGAAACGGCCATGTCTAATGATCGATATGCTGCACTTAGAGTGCAACAAGACATTGAATTAGAAGAAGCAAGAGCGGCAGGAAATGAAGAGCTTGTGAACAAGATCACAATGACTATAGCCAAGCAAGATAGCATGATCAAATTTGCGTCAACAATTGGCCCTGAATTTTCACAAGGAATGCAAGACTCTTTTACCAATTTTGCCTCTGAGGCAAGTGTAAAACTGGAAAGAACAATTGGCACGGCTGCTGTAGAAGTCGCAAAGGCAATGCCTAACACCACAAAAGAGTTAAATGAACAATTTGTTCAATTTGGTGCAGCAACAAGAAAACAAACAACTGCAACTTCCACACAATTTAGTGGTGCCACTCAAGCAGGAATGACCGGGGTGTTCTTAAAACCCAGCGAAATGGCAAATATTAGGAAATATGGAGGAATGACTCCAGAGGCTCTGAAAGCAGCTCTAGCACAACAAGGAGTCGTGCCTCCCGAAGGTGGTCCGCCCCCGGTATCGGAATCTGCACTGGTCAATGTAGTTGCTGTTCGACAAGAATTGATGAGGGCAACATCGGCGTTTGAAAATTTCGTGAACTTTGGGTTGAAACCAGTGTCGGATTTGATGGTAGGCACGGCTGCAAGCGTGAGATTTATAGCTGAAAAGCTGCCAGGATCAACACCGAAATTTTTAGAGGATAATAAAGCTCTTAAAGAGCAAATGAAAAAAGAAACCGGCATAGAAGGTATCGGCACACTGAGAGGCTTTAACGAGTTTAAGTCTGAATTACGAACAGATCTGAACGAAAAACTAAACGAATCGGAACTAGCCAAGAAAGCTGAACAAGCAGCAGAAAAAGTAAAACAAGAGTTTGAAGCATTCAAGGAATACATAAAGAAAAAAGTGTCTGGAGACAAAATTTCTCTCAATGACAATGCGTCTAATGACACGATGTATTCTGCTATAAATGACGCTAAAGGAAGATTTGCTGAGCTTGCACAAACATCAACACCAAGTTCTAGAACAAATTTAAATTCTTCTCGACTGTTAGCTGACTTTAGAAATTCCGCCGGCCCTGCCGACAAATATCGTCAGTCATTGATAGATACTGTGTATCGTCCAGATGCAGAAAATAACGACACCAGACTAGCAGATAGTTCAGGTGCAATGACTGGGTTTGGCACCCTTACAGAAAATATGTTCAGAGATCAGATGGCAGCATACGACACCATGATCAAGCAACAGGGTGAATTGATTGATCTGCTGCAAAGAAGCATAGGCATACAAGACAAGACTTTACGTGCCACATACAGCGCATAACAATAAATAATACACTATGGCAGAACCAAAACAAGGCTGGAAAAAATACTTCAAAGTCGCAGATTTATCTGGACAGATGAGCCCAATCGCGGGTGGAAGAGATCAGGGCTTGCCCGGTTATCCAAAAAACGACGGAAGACGAAACAATCAAGCTGATACTGATTTCAGCTTTCGCAACTATGCCAGCCGATTACCAGAAGTGTATAGTGGACACCCAAATCGTATTGAACGCTATAACCAATACGAAAACATGGATGCTGACTCAGAAGTCAACGCATGTTTGGACATCATTGCTGAGTTCAGTACACAACTCAATGAACAAAACGACACACCGTTTGACATAACCTACAACGACGATCCTACAGATCACGAAATTGAAATCATCCGCAAACAGATGCAGCAATGGGTCAAGCTGAACAAGCTGGATCAACGCATCTTCAAACTGTTCCGCAACACAATCAAATACGGAGATCAAGTATTTGTGCGTGACCCGGAAACATTTGAAATGTATTGGGTGGACATGAGCAAAGTGGTGCGTGTGATCGTGAACGAGAACGAAGGCAAACGCCCGGAACAATACATCATCCGTGACATCAATCCTAACTTCCAAAACTTGACTGTGGCAGCAAAGACCACAACTGACTTCATGGTTAACCCAAGTTCGGGCGGAGCAGGAGGCATTGGCGGCAGCATGCAGGGCGGAGGCTACACAGCACCTAGTTCAGCCATGAGTGGTGTAAGCCGATTCAATCGTGCTGTGAATGAAACATGTCTTGATGCCAAGCATGTGGTTCACATGAGCCTGAACGAGGGATTGGATACATTCTGGCCATTTGGTAAAAGTATTCTAGAAAACATTTTCAAAGTGTTCAAGCAGAAAGAACTGTTAGAAGATGCCATGTTGATCTACAGGGTGCAGCGTGCCCCTGAGCGTAGAATGTTCAAGATTGATGTAGGAAATATGCCCAGCCATATGGCTATGGCGTTTGTTGAGCGTGTGAAGAATGAAATGCATCAACGCCGTATTCCCACATACGGTGGCGGTGGGCAAAACATCATGGATAGCAGTTACAATCCACTTAGTATCAATGAAGACTTTTTCTTTCCAGTAGGTGCAGACGGTCGTGGCAGTTCAGTAGAGATGCTGCAAGGCGGTCAAAACCTTGGTGAAATTGACGATTTAAAGTATTTTAACAACAAAATGGCCCGTGGTCTGCGTGTGCCATC